GTGCGCGCCATCGAGGCCGACCCCGAGGCGGCCGTGAAGCTGCGCGAGATCGAGGCCCGCCAGCGCGAGCGCCTCGAGGCGCTCGCCGTCGAGCGGGCCCGCAACGCGCTCGCGGCCGACACGGCGCGCCTGCAGGCGGTCAACGCGACGATGCGCGCCGAGGCGCGCGCCGAGGATCCGTGGACGCGCCGTTGGCGCCCGTTCTGGGGGTTCACGACCGCGATCGCCTTCTTCGTGCAGGTGGGTGCTATCGCCGGCCTGCTCTTCTCGGATCGGAGCGACGCGGCGGGGCTCATCACCGCGCTCGGCTCCCTGTCGGTGTTCTGGTCGGTGCCGCTGGCGATCCTCGGCGTGAGCGCCTGGCACCGTGGCGTGGAGAAGCGGATCCGGGCCGGCGAGCGCCGTCCCGGTCTGGCCGGCCTGCTCGGCCGGGGAGGTGGATGATGGGCTGGCGAGCGTTCACGTTGATGGGGCGGGCCATGCGCTGGTACTGGGCGCACCGGTGGGCGGTGCTCGCGGCGGCGGTGGCGCTGGGGCTCCTCGCGGTGGCCGGCGCGGGGCGCGCCGCCGAGCCCGCCGGGGCGGCGCCGGGCGACGGAGTCCCGCCGGTCGCCTCGCCCGGCGCGGGCTGGGGTGAGGAGGGCCCGCCGGTGCCGCAGTTCTTCCTCGGGGGCTCCGCGGGCAAGGGGGCGGTGTGCGAGTGGCCACCCAAGGTGGGCGAGCCGGTGATGTGCCAGGGTGTGCTGCGCGCCGGCGTGATCCTCGTATGCCGCTACCGGCCCGGGGACGGCTGGCGCTGCTCGACGATGGGACGGATCGGTCCGGGAGCGCCGCCCGGGGCGCCGGGAGGCCCGCCGAGCGAGGACGCAGAGAAGCTGCGGCTTTGACCGACGAGGCCGACCGTGCCCAGGCGCTCGAGGAGGCGGAGCGCGAGGCGGCCATCCGGGCCGCCTCGGCTCGCCGAGCGGACCAGGCGCAGCTCGTCATCGACGGCGTGGTGCGCTGCGTGGACTGCGGGGGGCGCATCCCGCGGGGCAGGCTGCGGGCGGCCCCCGGGGCTGCACGCTGCGTGGAGTGTGAGGGGCTGAGGGAGAGGCGGGATGGAAGGGGCGATTAACTGGCCGGCGCTCGGCGCCTTGTTCGCCATCATCGCGGTGCTCGGAGGGTTCTCGCGCTACCTGCTGGCGCTCGTCGAGCGCAACAACGCCGTGTGGACCGCGCGCCTCGAGAAGGCCAAGCGCGACCGCGACAAGACCGCCGCGGAGCTCGACGAGCTCAAGGAGGAGATCTTCAAGCACTACGTGCGCCGCGAGGAGCTCGAGGGGCACACCGCGAAGGTGCGCCAGGACATCCACAAGCTCTTCGAGCGCTTCGAGGGGCTCTCGAACGACGTTCACGAGCTCATCGGCCGGTTCAAGGAGCGCGCCAATGTCTCGTGAGCGCCGCGGCATCCTGCACCGCGCGCGCGACGCGATCGCGACGCTCTACGTGGGCGTCGGCCTGGTGCTCATCGCAGCGCTCGCGCTGCTCGTCTTCTGGCCGATCGTGGTCGAGTCGGCCGTCGAGCGGCGCCGCGCGCGCCGGGCGCTGGGGGGCTGAGCGATGAGCGCCGAGGTCGAGCGCCACCGCCTGCGCCGCCTGCGCCTGCTCCAGACGCTGGCCAGCGCCTACCCCGACGCGCTCACCGACCGGGTGCTGCTCAGCTTCGCCCGGCAGGACCCGGATCTCATTCCGACGCTGGCCCTCATCCGGCGCTCCCTGCAGTACCTGCACGATCGGGGGCTCGCCGCGATCGTCACCCGCGAGCCGACCTGGATCGCCCGGGCGCTGCCCGACGGCATCGACTACCTCGAGGGGCCGGACCCGGGGATCGAGGGGATCCGCCACCCCTCGGAGTTCCTGCTGTGAGCGCCCGGGGAGGACGAGGCTGATGCCCCGCCGGCCCGCGGTCACCCGGCTGCCCGCCGCGGTCAAGGCGTGGCTCGACCAGGCGCTCGTCGAGGGCAACTTCAGCGGCTACGAGGCGCTCGCCGCCGAGCTCGAGCACCGCGGCTACCGGATCGGCAAGTCGAGCCTGCACCGCTACGGGCAGTACCTGCAGCGCCAGCAGGAGGGCTTGAAGGCGCTCGCCGAGGCCTCGAAGGCGTTCGTCGGCGCCGTCTCAGACGACGCGGCGAGCATCAACGACATGCTGCTCGCGCTCACCCAGCAGAAGCTCTTCGAGCTCATGCGCGCGCTCGAGGACGCCGAGGTGAGCCCGGCCGAGATCGCCAAGATCACCCGTGCGATCGCCGACGTCTCGCGCGCGACCGTCACCCAGAAGCGCTTCGCGGCCGACGTGCGCCGGCGCCTCGAGGCGAAGATGGACGAGATCGAGGGCGAGGCCAGGCGCGGGACCCGCCAGCTCGACCCGGCCACGCTGGCCTACGTGCGCGAGCACATCTACGGGGTGGTGTAGGTGGGCGCGATCGAGCTCTACGGCTACCAGCGGCGCTGGTTCGCGGAGCGCCGGCGCTTCAAGGTCGGGATGTTCGCCCGCCAGACCGGCAAGACCTTCACCACCACGCTCGAGATCGTCGACGACGTGCTCGAGGCGGCCACCCAGGGGCGCAAGGCGCGCTGGGTGATCCTCTCGCGCGGCGAGCGCCAGGCCCGCGAGGCGATCGAGGAAGGCATCAAGCGCCACCTCCAGGCCTACCAGGCGGCCTTCGAGGCCATCGAGAGCGAGTGGCGCGGCGAGGCCATCTACCGCGCCCTCGAGGTCGCCCTGCCCGGGGGCTCGCGGATCACGGCGCTGCCGGCCAACCCGGATACCGCGCGCGGCTTCTCGGCCAATGTGTTTCTCGACGAGTTCGCCTTCCACGCCGACAGCCGCCGGATCTGGGCGGCGCTCTTCCCGGTGATCTCGGCCGGGCACAAGCTGCGCGTGGTCAGCACCCCGAACGGCAAGGGCAACAAGTTCTACGACCTGATCACCGGCGAGGACGCGCGCTGGTACCGCCAGGTGACCGACATCTACCAGGCGGTGGCCGACGGGCTGCCGCGCGACATCGAGGAGCTGCGCGAGGCGCTCGGCGACCCGGACGCCTGGGCCCAGGAGTACGAGCTCAAGTGGCTCGACGAGGCGAGCGCCTGGCTGCCCTACGAGCTCATCTCCGCCTGCGAGCATGAGGAGGCCGGAGACCCCGAGCGCTACACCGGCGCCCCGGTGTTCATCGGCAACGACATCGCGGCGCGCCACGACCTGTGGGTCGCGTGGGTGCTCGAGCCGGTCGGCGATGTCCTGTGGACCCGCGAGATCCGCACCCTTCGCCGGACGACCTTCGCCGAGCAGGACCAGGTGCTCGACGAGCTCTTCGAGCGCTACCGGGTGGCTCGGCTGTGCATGGACCAGACCGGGATGGGCGAGAAGCCGGTCGAGGACGCGCGCCGGCGCTACGGGGCCTCGCGGGTCGAGGGGGTGCTGTTCACCGGCCCGAACAAGCTGGTGCTCGCCACGGCCGGGCGCGAGGCCTTCGAGGACCGCCGGATCCGGATCCCGATGGGTGACGTAGCGCTGCGCGCGGATCTGCACAAGCTCCAGCGCGTGCAGGGGCCGACCGGGGCACCGCGCTTCGTCGCCGAGTCCGACGGCGCCGGCCACGCCGACCGCGCCTGGGCCTGCTTCCTCGCGGTCAACGCCGCGGCGAGCCCCGCCGCGCCCATCGAGTTCGCCTCGACCGGGGTGGCACGCGAGGGGGTGCGCGCCTTCGGCGACCGGACGCCCCCGCTCACCGGCACCGGCTTCGGCACGGTGGCCGGGATCAACGACTTCGGAGGGTGGTGATGAAGCGGCCCGAGACCCGCGAGATCGCGAGCACCGCCGACGGGCGAGACATCACTCGCGGCTACGTCGACTCGCTGCCCCTGCTTCCTCCCACCGACACGGTGCTCGCCGCGCGCGGCGGTGGCAACTACGCGATCTACGAGGAGGTGCTGCGCGACGACCAGGTCGCCGCCACGCTGGCCCAGCGGCGCCTCGCGGTGGTCTCGCGCGAGTGGGAGGTAGTGCCCGGCGGGGAGCGGCGGCGCGACCGGGCGGCGGCGGACTTCCTGCGCGAGCAGCTCGACCGGATCCGATTCGACGCGGTGACCGAGCGGATGCTCTACGGCGTCTTCTGGGGCTACGCGGTCGCCGAGTGCCTGTGGGCGCGCGAGGGCGAGCGGGTGGTGCTCGATGCCGTGCGGGTGCGAAACCCGCGCCGCTTCGCCTTCACGCCGGCCGGCGAGCTGACGCTGCTCACCACCCGCAGCCCGACCGGCGAGCCCCTGCCGGCGCGCAAGTTCTGGGCGTTCTCGGCCGGGCACTGGCACGACGACGACCCCTACGGGCTGGGGCTCGCCCACTGGCTCTACTGGCCGGTGCTGTTCAAGCGCAACGGGATGAAGTTCTGGCTGATCTTCCTCGAGAAGTTCGGCCAGCCGACCGGCGTCGGGCGCTACGACAAGAGCGCGACGGCCGAGGAGCAGGACCGGCTGCTTGCCACGGTGCAGGCCATCCAGACCGACACCGGGATCATCCTGCCCAAGGACATGGCCATCGAGCTGCTCGAGGCCGCGCGCAGCGGCACGGCGGACTACCTGGCGCTGCACCGTGCCATGAACGAGGCGATCGCCAAGGTGGTGCTCGGCCAGACGCTGACCACCCAGGTCGGCGACTCGGGGTCGCGCGCGCTCGGCGACGTGCACATGGCGGTGCGCCAGGACCTCGTCAAGGCCGACGCGGACCTGGTGTGCGCGAGCTTCAACGCCACCGTGGCCCGCTGGCTCACCGAGTGGAACTTCCCCGGCGCCGAGCCCCCGAAAGTCTGGCGGCGCATGGAGGACGAGCCGGATCTCAAGCCCCAGGCCGAGCGCGACGAGATCATCTCGCGCATCGGGTTCAAGCCGAGCCTCCAGTACATCACCGAGACCTACGGGGGCGAGTGGGTCGAGGCGGGCGCAGGCGCCGGCGGGGACCGGCCGCCCGAGCCGCCCGGGGGCGGCGCCGAGCTCGCCGAGCCCGAGGCCACCGGCGCGCTCGGTCCGGACGCGGCCGACGAGCTCGCCGATCAGCTCGAGCGCGAGGGCGAGGCGCTGCTCGACGATCTCATCGAGCCGGTGCGCCGGCTGGTCATGGAGGCCGACTCGCTCGAGGCGATCCGCGACGGGCTCCTCGAGCTCTACCCCGAGATGGACGCCTCGGATCTCGGGGCGCTGATGCAGCGCGCCTTCGCCGCCGCGGATCTCGCCGGGCGCGCCGAGGTCGAGGAAGGGGCGGGCGATGGGCCGTAGCGCCGGGGACGGCGGCGTCGTGCGCCTCGCCGACCCCCACGGCATCGTCCCGGTGGCCGAGCTCCTCGAGGCGCTCGCCCGCGACGTGCGCGCCGGCGCCCCCGCGGCCACGCGGGTCGCCGTGGTGCTCGCCTGGACGGACGGCGGCGACACCTGCACGGAGCTTCGGGTCGGCGGGGCGGTGCGCTCGCGCGAGGAGGCCGTGGGGCTGCTCGAGCTTGCCCAGATCGACCTGGCGCTGAGCGGCTGAGCCGGTGGCCGCCCCGCGCTACGGATCGCTGCCGTTCGACGAGCAGATCCGCCTCTTCCGCCGCAAGCTCAGCCTCCCGACCCGCGCCTGGACCGACATCTGGCAGGCCGAGCACGACCACGCCTTCGTGGTCGCTGGCGCCTACAAGGCGGAGCTGCTGGCCGATCTGCGCGCCGCGGTCGACAAGGCCATCAGCCAGGGCACGACGCTGCGCGAGTTCCGCAAGGACTTCGACCAGGTCGTCGCTCGGCACGGCTGGTCGTACCGGGGCGGGCGGGGCTGGCGCACCCGGGTGATCTTCGAGACCAACCTGCGCTCGAGCTACCAGGCGGCGCGCTTCGCCCAGATGAAGGCCGTGGCCGCCGAGCGCCCGTACTGGCTCTACCGGCACTCCGACGCGGTGGCAACGCCCCGGCCCCTGCACCTCGCGTGGGACGGGCTGGTGGTGCGCCACGACGACCCGTGGCTCAAGACCCACTTCCCGCCCAACGGCTGGGGCTGCAAGTGCCGGATGTTCGCCCTGTCCCAGGCCGACCTGGAGCGGATGGGCAAGAGCGGCCCGGACAAGGCCCCGCCCATCGAGTGGGAGACCCGGCGGGTCGGTGTGCGCGGGCCGAGCCCGCGGACCGTGCGGGTGCCGAAGGGCATCGACCCGGGGTGGGCGTATGCGCCGGGGGAGTCGGTGCTCGATCGCTCGGTCGCGCTGTTCATGGGCCGCGCGGCGGCGCTGCCGCCCAATGTGGCCGTGCTCGCGGTGGCCGACGTCGTCACCCGCGAGCGCCTGCTCCGCGGGCTCCTCGATCAGTTCCGCGCATGGGCCGGCGATGTGCTCGGACGCGGAAAGGCGCGCAACACCTTGTTTACGCTCGGGGCGATCCCCCCACGGGCGCTCACCCGTCTGGCCGAGCGAGGGCGCATCCCAGAGTCGGCCGGAGTCACCATACGCGACGTCGAGCTGCTCCATCTCGACCGCGACGCCAAGCGCGCCGCCAGGACCGCAACGGGTCGCCAGAAGGCGCTTCCGCGAGCCGACATCGAGCGGCTGCCCGAGATCATTGCCGCGCCCCGAGCCCTGCTTTGGGACACTCAGGATCCTGCGATGCTCTATGTGTTCGACCCGACGGACACGGCGGGGACGGGTAAGGTCGTCGTACGCGTGGACTTTGTCGAGAAGGTGCGCGAGACGGCGTCCGGAAAGCGGAGACGTATTCGCACGAACAGCGTCCGCACGGGAGGTGTGGTTGACGTGGCGCAGCTCAGGAGCTCGCGCTACGAGCTCCTCGAGGGTGGGCTATGACCGCCGCGGAGGGGCGCCATTCCGGGGCTCGCGTCAGCTTACCCGGGGTCCCTCATGTAGCAGCGCCCGAGGGCGCTGCCGCGAACAGCCCGGCGACTTTCTGTCGTCACGGCGGCATAACCCACCTGCAAGCAGTATAGATCGTGGCCGGCGCCTCCATCACCATCGAGCTCGACGACCGCGAGGTCCGCCAGGCCCTCGATCGGCTGGTGCGCGCAGGCGCCGACCTCGGGCGCCCGCTGCACGACATCGGCGAGCACCTGCTGCGCTCGCACGAGGAGCGATGGCGGCGCCAGGAGGGCCCCGACGGCACGCCCTGGGCGCCCCTGAGCCCGCGCTACGCGCGGCGCAAGGCCAAGAAGCGCCCGCGCGCCGGGATCCTCACCTTCGACGAGCACCTGCGCCGGCTGCACTACAACGTCTCGGACGCCACCCTCGAGCTCGGCACCAACCTGGTCTACGGCGCCACCCACCAGTTCGGCGCACCCGAGCGCGGCATCCCCGCCCGCCCCTTCCTGGGGCTCGCCGACGACGACGAGGCGGCCATCCTCGAGATCATCCGCCGGCACCTCGAGGAGGCTGTCGGGGGCCGGTGAGCGGCACGGATCGCGCGTAAGTGCTGTTCAATTAAGGACTTTTTCCGCCTGAGCGGTCGAATCCGGCCCGATCCAGCCCGGATCAGGCCTCTTTCGGCCGCCTGTGTTGCCCTGTGAGGCGCTGAGGCCTCGGACCCGGCCAACGGCATAGGGGCGAAGCCGTTAAACGATTTCGGGGGCGATTAAACGGCGTCTGTGGCGATTGCCGGCAACTCGCAGGGTTCTCTTCAGGCCGCGGTGGCATTAGCATCGCGCCCGGGCCGAGGCGCCGCGCCAGACTTGATGGGGGAGGTATGCGAAGCATC